TCTAGGTCAAGAAAAACTGACCCACCCGATACGGTATCCAGAGATATCTCCGCGAACGGAGTAACCCCTGGATGAAGCACCGTACAAGGCTCCAGCTAGTAGAGGCCCCGGTAAGAAACACCGGAGAGAGTGTAAACGCCCAACAGGGCGCCACACCTTCACATACCTGATTGAGGACCGAACCGTTACGGTCCACTTGGATAACTCGTGGGTATTAATCACGAGGTCACCCAATTCAGGCGGGCCTTGCAGTGTGCGGATATTTTTTGGTAGCTGGTCTAAACACCCAGCCTTAACCGCCTTAAGATTGTAACGCACGCCGAGGAGTGAAAGTTTTTCCTCGATACGTGTGAAACCATTAATCAAGGCTATCCAAGCCGCGGGATCGGTAGGTTCTTCACCGATAAAGTGACCTCTAACATTAAAACCGTTAAAGTAATCACCCCCACAGCTCTCCCGAAAATTACCTTCAACAAAGGTTTTCTTCGGATTTGGCGTGAAGCCAAAGTACCTGAGACAGGCGAGCACACTATACGTTAACTCTTTAGGGATAATGATATCATCACCATAAACGCCGAAATCCTTCGACGTAAGTGTGATACCAGAGTGACGGGCGCAAGCCCGCACAATTGACGCAAAGATGAGCGTTTCAAGCTCAAACGTGAATCCATTTCCCATTGAAGAGAATTTCTCAAGATAAAACCACTTCTTATCCACGCGAGTGGAAGGAGAGCGGAGTGTGGATAGTAACTCATACCACGCGTCGGGCAGAAAAAGCTTGACGACATTCTTGGAAACCGTATCACTAGCATTAGATAAATCAATCGTACAGAGGTGGTCGTTGCGAGACGCGTCACAAGCTAAAAGCCGATGACGAGACTGACCTTGCTTAAGGTCGATCCCCCACTTGAATAGCTTTTTCTTAATGATAGTACCTACAGCAAGCTGGTAGGCTACGTTCAGAGAAGGCTCTATCGCAATACCACGGTCCTTAGTAGCATCTTTCGGGACCGTCGTAAATCGATTCCCTTTAACGGGTTTCGGCTGCGAACGATTGGAATGACTGTGTTTCAGGCCGCGACACCAAGCGGTGTTGCCCCATAAGGGCATTAACAGCTGAACCATGGAAGTCATTGTAGGACGGGACTGCATTTTGTGGATGGCTGATAGACTGCTACCACGATCGTCAAAAGTCGCGCCAGGACCATGTTTCACGTCTAAATCGTCAGGAAGGTCTCCAAGGAGACCAGACACATCTTTACGAATATCTGCAATAACTGCAAATATCGCTTCATCATTGAAGCCAGAAGGACAGGCTTCGTTTCTGATGAAGTGTTCAAGACGACGGTTCGTTTTACAGCATTGCATCTCTGCAGTGCTAAAGGCCGTACGCGCGATTTCCTCTAAGTTGAACGAAGTTGGTAACTTCGCGCATTTCCGGAGGAGGGCCGTTGGGAACTCAGCTTCAGCATAACGAAGCGGAGTATCGTAGTGCCCAGGATTACAGCTCAATGACACGAGCTGATCCCATTCACCATGCTTGATTAAAAGCGAAACCGTGAGGCTTCGTGGTGAGTTGAGTGTGGCCAGGAATCTGGACACAATACTTAGGAAGGAATTACCTAAAGTATACATAGCGAACCGAACCTTTCTTTATTTAGCTCCGCATCTTCATAGTCAGGATCACTCCAAGGAATAATCCAAAAAAGAAGACCAAAAGCATAACTGCTAACAGTAACTCGTCCATCTCAGGTAGGGGCAAAACCCGTATTGAGGGATGAACGAACCAACGTGCTTACAAGCAAGTTGGTGGCTTGTGCGACTGCTTCAGCCACGATCGTGTCCGGGCAACCGGATGGGACCGCGATAGAGAAAGAAACCGGAACGAAGTTAACGACCTTTGTCAAAGAGTCGACAGTGCTCGTTGCGGTTTGAGGGTAGCGGAACTCAAAATTGAGTCTCCGCGCCGTGCGATCACCGTTCCATTTCGAAACGAGGGTCGCCAGCGGCTTTCCGTTATTCTGGGAAGACGCCGATTCGGAACGCCATTGTGCTGCAACATTATCCCCGGCGCTCGGAGTGAGCGCTGTAAAGGTGATGTCCGTGGTGCCGTCAGCTTTCTTGACGACGATGTTAGCCATTGAGGGCATTTGTAGCTCCTATGATCCAGATAAGTCTGGAGATTTGGGGTTATGAAACGATTGGGTTACTTAAAAAACCGAGACCCTTCAAGGCGACTCAGAGCGGGCAGTAGCTTCTGGAAAATGAGAGCAGTTTCAGTAACTTGCTTCCATAGACCATGATGGTACTGTAACACGGTAGGGAACCGCATAGCGGGTATACCGAGGACTCGATTTACTGTGATAGCGGTCGACGCGCTCCGATAAGATGGAACGTAGAAATCGCTAGCCGAGTCAGTGGCTTTCTTGTAAGTGGTTGTGAAGGAATCCGTAATCTCTAAACCGACAAAATCGGTAAAGTGACGAAGGAATGTTCCAATTGGATAAAACCAATCCAACACAAACGAGAAAGGTACTGCGTCCCAAAGGACGTAGGCTGGGTTTATGAGGCCCAGTTCATTGAGCAAGAGTAAATTAGGAGAGGTAACGCGAACTCGACATTGCATTCTGACACCGACTACACCAGCAACTTTCGCCGCTGGATATGTGTCGGTGTGAAAGAATGGGCCGATCTCGTACTTACTACTCCCATGCCCAGATATGGAAAGAGACGGGGGTGTATTGGCAAGGACCTTCACAGCATCATGAATGTCCTGGATCGCCGGTAACCACCCGAATTGTAACTCATTCCATGCGTCAGCAGCACCGTGGGCAGCATCGCCACGGCGTCGCGAACGCGACCTTCCCCTACCGCCGCGAGCACTACGAGCACCTTTGAAGGCACCTGCAGCACCCGCGAAATCGCCACGTTTGAGCGATCGTGCGGCCTTGAGGAGTTGACCACCGCGAAGAGCAATCATTGCGATGGACTTCTCTAGATCGATCACTGAAAGAGCTAGATTGGCTCTTGCAGCATGTGCCTCAGCAACGAGCTTGTTGTACGCTCGATTGTTGGCGAGAATCACATACGGATCGACTTTTGACCCGCCCATCGTTGTGGCAGCAATAGAAGTATCTGCACCACTACGACCAACGGGGGGGGACGGCTGAAATACCTTATCCATACGGAAAGGAAGGGGTACACGTTTGATTGGCTTCTGGACCCAATAATCACGGGAACCAGTCGTTATACGAACGTTTAATCCTTTCCACGGGCCGAATTGCAGGCTCGCGAATATTTCAGGATCTAACCGTCTACGACTATACTGTGCCATAATGCTCTTAACTCCTTGAAGGCGGGACGTTAGCTAAGCGCTTCAAATCGGTAACCATACGCGAGAGCGTATGATCGTCGGCTTGGAGGGCAGACTCTTCGTCAAGAGGCGGAATGAAACCCGCATCGCGACTTTGGATCTGACCAACTAAGTACCAATATTGGCTCAAGAGCCAGTTGTGGTTTAAAGACTTAGGATCGCTAGGCATACATACCTCCGGAGAGAAATTAATAGGAGCACACAGTAACAACATCTGTCGAAAAACCCACTCGATGGATATCGAGTGGCGACAGATGGGAACCTGCTAGAAACAGCAGAAGGCTTATGCC